TTACATCTACTACAAGCGTACAAACTTTAACAGGAGATGGTAGTTCAGCGTATTCACTGTCTACAAGTGTTTCTAATCCAGAGCATATCGCTGTTCTTCGTAATGGAGTTCGTCAGAAACCGACAACCGACTATACAGTTTCCGGGAGTCAAATAACTTTCACAACGGCTTTAGCTGGATCAGATAGTTGTTTTGTTATATTTTTAAATAGTGTTGTTGGTACAAATACACCAGGCAACGATTCAATAACAGCACCTATGATGACATCATTCAATGGTGTCTATGAAAACTTACAAACAATAACATCAACTGTGGCAGTAGCTGCAAGTGATAACGCATTTTTAGCAGGACCTGTAACATTCACAGGGACAGTTACAGTGGAGGGTAATCTTACAGTCGTATGAGCACACTTGAAGTAAATACTCTTGATTCAGTTTCTGGAACTTCTACACTAACAATAGGAGGTTCTAACGCAGGAACAATAGCTTTAGGTAGTGGTGATGTGCAAAGTAATTTTTTAAATCCAGCTTTTGAAGCAAGATTAAATTCTGCTCAAGATATAGGAGATGCTGTTGATACTAAAATTCAATATAACAATGAAATATTTGATACTGATAATTGTTATGACAATTCTACTAATTATCGCTTTACTCCAACAGTAGCTGGAAAATATTTTGTTTATGGGTACGCATATTTAGATACACAGGCTAGTTCAAACTTTGATCAAGGTAGATTATATATTTTTAAAAATGGAAGTATTTATACTCAATCTACAAATAATATGGGTGATAATTTTCCAGAAGCTATGACAATACAAGTTCAATCAATTATAGATTTTAATGGTTCAAGTGATTATGTAGAACTTTACGCATGGATTAATGACACATCAGGTACTCCACGAGTAAGAGGAGATTCTACCAATAAATTTGCAGCATTTGGAGCATATAGGATAGGAACATAATGGGAACAATATTCGTAGATAACTTAGAACCACAATCAGGCACTAGTTTAACACTAGGAGCGAGTGGTGATACAGTATCCTTAACTGCAGGAGCAAAGACTTCAGGGTTTGGTAAGATTGGGCAAGTGGTTAGTACAACTAAGACTGATACATTTTCAACAACTTCTACAAGCTCAACTGATATTACTGGTATGAGTGTGTCTATAACACCGACAAGCACATCAAGCAAAATCTATATTAATGCTAGTTTATCTATTAGTTCAACTGCTAATAATTATTACTTTTGTAATCTTCTAAGAGACTCAACAGAAATTTGTTTAGGTGATGCAGACGGAAGTAGAGATAGAGTGACTACACATGGTTATAATACTTATGGTCCACTTAATATGGGTACTTCAGTATCTTTTTTAGATTCACCTAACACAACAAGTTCTGTAACTTATAAGTTTCAATTGAGAGTAAGTGGTGGCACTGGTTATTTAAACAAAGATCACGATGATGCAGATAGTTCTAATAGAGGTAGGGATTCTTCAACAATAACAGTAATGGAGATATTAGATTAATGTCAAAGATACTCGTAGATACAATCGACACAAGAAGCGGAACTTCTACCTTAACATTGGGTTCCACTAATTCTGGTACGATTGCCTTGGGCAGTGGTAATGTGCAAAGTAATTTTATGTATCCAGCTTTCTACGCTTATTTATCATCAAGTCAAACAATATCAAATAATACCTTTACTAAAATGCAGTGCGATACAGAAGAATTAGATACTAATGGAGACTATGATAACTCTACAAACTATCGGTTTACACCTTCTATATCAGGTAAATATTATATTTATGGAGTAACGACAACAAGTACAGATGTTGGCACTTCAAGTTTTACAATGGCAGCTCTTTATAAAAATGGCTCGCAGGTTACAGAAAATGTTATGGATTTTAGAACAGGAACTGGTGGTGCAGACAATACTGTTTTTACAAGCATTATTACAAACTTTAATGGCAGCTCAGATTATATAGAACTTTACGGCAGAATAAATACTAGTGGAGCTATTAGATTTAGAGGAGCAAGTGATGCAGTTACATACTTTGGAGGCTATAGAATAGGATCATGAGCACATTAAAAGTATCAACAATCTCGCCTCTCGGCACAGATTCAACAAAGACTATTACTATTGGTAGTGCTTCGAATGGTGATGTGGCAGCGGGTGTATTTACTAATGTTCCAATGTTTAGAGCAAAGCTTACAAGCAGTCAAAGCGTTGCCACTGGGGCTTATACGAAAATAAATTTAGATGCAGTAGATTTTGATAGTGATAATGTATTTAATACTTCTACATATAAATTCACAGTTCCTAGTGGTCAAGCAGGTAAATACTTAATTGGATACTCTATTGGAACTGATGCAGCCTTAGATGATGGCGAAAGATTAATAGGTAGAATTTACTTAAATGGCTCAGGATTAAATTATACAACTTCAAACGATTGGTCTTCAGGCGGTACTTTTGATTTATTTGTTAATTTATCAGTCATTATTGATTTATCCGTAAATGATTATTTAGAGTTATATTGTTTTCATAATGAAGGTGCTGCTGTTAATATTAATAGTAGTTATACAAGATTTTGGGCACAGAGACTAATAGGAGCATAATATGAGTGTAACAACAATACCAACAGCGGGGATAGCGGACACAGCAATATCAACAGCTAAGATTGCAAATGATGCAGTCGATAACACGAAGCTAGATTTAGCTTCTAATTATGCGTTTACTGGCACAGTGACTGGTGCTGGAAAAATAGTTAAATCAAGCAGAATAAGTGATGCTAATGGTATCATAAATTTTAATAATGGTAGTTCTTATGCAGATAGTGGAATAGACCATAATTACACTGCTCTATCGACTTCTAATACTTTAATTCATTATGTTAATTGTATTTTTTCAAAGACAAATGCTGGAGGTCATGGTGGAGGAGTTACAGTTTACGCAGATGACTCAGCTATAACTGAAGTAAATAATTCTTCTGGTGGTTTGGCACAATTTCACCAAGATAGTGCTACCTCTGTGAGGTCTGGAAACAGTTTTATTTATCATCAATCATCTATTAGTTCTACAAATTCTATAAAATATTCATTGTATGTTCGTGGAGATAGTTTTTCTTTTAGAAATTTATCTGGACACCCACTAATTTGGACAATTTTGGAGATATCAGCGTAATGGCATACATCGGAAACCCTGCGGCTCAAGGAAATTTTTCTATTATTGATGACATCAGTGGTAGCTTTAATGGGTCAACAACACAATTTACAATACAAGTAGGTAGCACTACACAGACAATAGGGTCTTTAGCATCATTAATGATTCACATTAATGGTGTCTATCAAGTTCCAGGAACTGCTTTTACAGCAGGGTCAAGTGCAGGCACCATAGCCTTTACATCTGCTCCTGCAAGTGACGCAACATTTTCTGGTCAAATCTTTGGAGATACTTTAGATATAGGAACTCCAAGTGACGCAACAATTACAGCAGCTAAGCTGACAAGTATTCAAGGTGCGTATCGAAACGTACAAACTTTGACAGGAGGACTTTCTATTGCAGCATCTGAAAATGCTAGTATAGTAGGTCCTATAACAGTGTCCTCAGGACAGACAATAAACGTAGCTAGTGGTGGAACACTAGTGATATTATAGGAGTAAACAATGGCAGATTGTGCACAAGCAATACAGTCAATCGGCACTTACGAATTTGTTGTTCGTGGTGAGGTGACTACCGAAGCTGAGTTCAACTCACAAGTTGAATGGGTTGTGGGCAAAGACTCCAATAACACAGCTATCATGGGTGCAAAGCCAGACGCTGTTACTTGGACAAAAGTCAAAGCCGATATGGACAAACAAGATGCATTTGCATCACAAAAAGTAATTAACGAAACAGCAAGAGCTTATCTTGCGTCAACTGACTGGATGGCAGTCAGAGAAGCAGAGGGCGGAACTGCTATGCCTTCTGATGTAAAAACAAAAAGAGCAGCGGAACGTGCTAAGGTTGTGGACAACTTGCTGCACAAGAAACAGCAGCTAATACTGAAGAGACAAACAATCAAGTCAGAGCTACACGTAGAGCGGCTTACGGAGATATCGGAGATCAACTAGATGAAATCTATAAAGATATTGACGCATGGAAAGTTAGAATCAAAGCTATTAAAGACGCAAACCCTAAATCATAAGGAGTAAGTAGTGGTATCGCAGTTAAAGGTAAATGAGATAATCAAGCAGTCAGGCTCATCAATTACAATTGGTGAAGCAGGAGATACTGTATCTGGACCTTTTACTAACGTACCAGCTTTTCAAGCAACAGTAAGTTCAAATCAAAGTATTAGTGATAATGTTTCAACAAAAGTAAATTTTGACACTGAAGTTTATGATACAAATTCAGCGTATGATCATTCATCAAATTATAGATTTACTCCACAGGTTGCTGGTAAATACTATGTTTATGTTAGAATTGGATTAAATGCTAATGCTAATAGTGAATTAAACACTGTTTTTGGAAAAATAAAAAAAAATGGTTCTATAGTTGAAATAGCACATTTTAGTTTTGCAACAAACTATGCTCGGTTTGGAACTGCAAATGTTATTGCAGTAGTTACTTTAAATGGAAGCTCTGATTATGTTGAAGCGTTTATTCAAGGTTCAGATCAATCTGGTTCAGCATCAGTTGAAAGTGGAACTTACTCAGTCTTTGGAGCATATAGGATTATAGGAGCATAGATGACCAGTAAACTCAAAGTAAATATAATCGCTGACGGTGGTGATAATGCTATTATGACTTCTAATGGGTCAGGCACATTAACACTGAATAATGCTGCGTTAAAGAACTCCCCTGCTTTTTTTGTCCATAAATTAACTCAACAAACTTTAACAAACAATACTGTTACAAAAATTACTTTTGATACAGAAGTTTTTGATACGGACAATGCCTTTGCTTCAGATAAGTTTACTGTTCCTACAGGAAAAGATGGTAAATATTTTATCGCCACAAATCTTTTTACAGATGCAGGAGCTGTAAGTAATTATCAATATGCTAATATTGAAATTTATAAAAATGGAGCAAGAGCAAGTTATCATATTCACGATATTAGAAATAACGCTGGTCATCAAATCAGTTTAACATCAACACTTTTAATGGATTTATCTGCTTCAGATTATGTTGAAATATATTGCAGAATAGCTGATTTATCTGGTTCACCTCATATAGATGTTAATGGAACTGATTTCTTTAGTTATTTTTATGGATATAAATTAATAGGAGCATAGCATGCCATTAAACACAATTCCTAATAAAGGTTTAACAAGTAGAGGTTATCCAAGCGATAGAATTGTAACTCCTTTAATTATTAATGGAGATATGTCCGTGGCTCAGAGAAGCACTTCTGCTTCAAGTATTACAACAAGTGGTTATCATTCAATAGACAGAATAGATACAGTTATAGGTTCTCAAGGAACTTGGACACAATCACAATCTACTGATGTTCCAAGTGGACAAGGTTTTGCAAAGTCATTAAAAATGGATTGCACAACTGCTGATGCTTCACCCGCTTCTGGCGATTTTTTAATCATTCAACAAGGACTTGAAGGTCAAAATTTACAATTGTTAAAAAAAGGCACATCTAGTGCTGAAAGTATTACTTTATCTTTTTGGGTTAAATCAAACAAAACAGGAACTTACATTTTAGAACTTTGGGATAGAGATAATGATAGAGCGTATAGTCAATCTTATACAATATCCTCTGCGAGCACTTGGGAAAAAAAGGTGATAAGTTATGAGGGGGATACAACAGGTGCTTTTGATAATGATAATGCAAAAAGTTTAGAAGTTAATTTTTTCTTGGGAGCAGGAAGTGATAGAACTAGCGGTACGTTACAAACTGCTTGGGGAACTAGAACAAACGCCAACAGAGCAGTTGGTCAAGTCAACCTAGCCGACAGTACATCTAATGAATGGTATCTCACAGGAGTACAAATGGAGGTCGGTGAGTTTGATTCCACAACCATACCTAGTTTTCCTTTTGAGAGTTTTGAGAGTAATTTAAGAAGATGTATGAGGTATTGCGTGGTTTATAATAATGATGGAGATTTTCAAAGTGCTTTACTTTTTACAGGAGCTAGTAGAGGAAGCAGTCACAAATTTTTTTATATACCCTTACCCCAAGTTATGAGAGATATACCTTCCATAACTTTATCTGGTGAAATAAGAATTATTAATATTAAACAAGGAAATTCAGTAGATGCAGACGATACTATAACAGTTGGTGGAGTAACTCCAGTTATTCAAGGTTTAACTAAATTTCATAAAGGATTAACCATTTTTTTTAATGGTAGTATGTCTACTATAACTGATACAGCTAATACTGGTTATGTAATGATGTTTCATAGAGAAACAGGTAATAAATTAACTTTTGACGGAGAATTATAATGAATATTGAATCAGTCACATATGTTTACTCTGGTGTAACTGAAAACACACCTATTTCAATAAAAGCCGGTTATGTAGCTACTATTGATGGAAAAACTATTCATATTCCATTTAGCGAAGGTAATCGACACTACCAAGCCATTCAAGAATGGGTTGCCGCGGGTAATACAATAACCGACCCAGGAGCGTAGCCATGTTTGGCGTAGCAGCTTTTGGTGAATTCGCTTTTGGTGAAGCTACTCATCAACCAGTAAATTTA